ACTGAAAAGTTAAATTTAGTTAAAGTAATTAAAGAAAACTTTCCTGACATACGTAAAACTATTAATGTTATACAAAAATATTGCATAACTGGTGTATTAGCTATAAAAGAAAATGCAGACCGGAATGGCATCACTAATAAAATTCATAAGTTTATAAAAGAGAACAAACTTATAGAAATGAGAAAATATTTAATTGAAAACGAATTAGAGTTTCAAGGCGACTACAATAGCTTGCTTAAAAGCTATCTTAACTTTTTATATGAAGCAGATATCGTGTCAGATATAAAAGAAAATAAAAAAAGAGAAGCTATATTAACTATAGCTGAATATCTTTATAGAGATGCAATGGTTCTTGATAAAGAAATTAATGCATTCGCTTGTTTTCTTACCGTATCAAAAATTATTTCTTAATAGTTGTCGGTAAATACATATGAGTGCTCTTAGGCACCATAGGTGACTTCATATCTTTAGCAGGGCTTGATGGTATGGTTATATTTTTGTTTAACAAAGCTCTGTCTCCCCTTGTTAATTTATCACCATCTTGAGATAACATTGTCTGTAAATATGGATTGTTTGGCACTTCTTCGTTTTCTTCTGGTGCAACAGGTTTTAAGTTACGTCTTTCTTTCTTGTACATACTATCTGGAATTGATACTAGATTAGCTCCGTCTTGTTTAACGACTGTTAAGATGTCTGAAGGTACTGAAATTTTGTTTTCTTTATCATAACGACCTGGCGCTGTTTCAGCTGCAACTTCCACGGTAAAACATGAGCCTCTGTTATCGTCATTATTAGGTGATGATGAAGGGTAGCCAGTTTTAATATTAATTACCCGTTTATTAAGATCATTTGCACCGAAAAAGTCAGTTATGGCAGTCTGCATATCGCCACTAAGAGTTTTAAAATATTCAAGACTCTTATAACCATCTCTGAGCTTGACTACATAGCCGACAAGTAGCCCACCGTTAGTATACTTAGTAATATTATTTTCAACCAATGTTAGGAACTTGTTACGCATATTATTATTTATTCTATCTCTGTAATTTTCTATTCTATCCATAAATATTCATGATGGCAACGTTAAATCTAGATATACTAACAAATGTTAATGCGAATAGAACTAATTCTACTGTATATAAAGATGCAAACATAGATTTTACACTAGATAATACGTATAATAATCAGTTAGCTAAGACGTTACAGATTACAGATCTCAATTCAGATGATAATCTCGGTGCAATATTTAACAGCATATCTAATATAATAACAACAACCCCTGGCCAAAAACCATTAAACCCTCTTTTTGGTATAAGTTTTAGAGATTTATTGTTTTTACCAGTATCAAAAGACCGTGCAAGGTTAATCGGCAATGCTATTAATTTTGGCATAGAAACGTTCGAACCAAGAGTAAATATAATCAACATATCTATAACTCCAAAAGAAGAAGACCAACAGTATGTCATTGAATTGAGTATATCAGTTCCAAGATTTAATGTTCAACAGGTAAAAGTATCTGGGGTTTTAGATAAAACAGGTTTTTATAAAAATAATTAATTAAAATGTCACAAAATTTAACAGACTTCACATTACCTAGAAACAGTTACGCAACATTTGATGCGTTAACTTTAAAACAACTCATTAAAGACCGGCTTAATGCTGGTGGGGTGTTTACTGATCAAAACTTTGAAGGCAGCAATCTTAATGCCATTATGGATGTAGTTGCTCTTTCATACCATTACCTATTATTTTATCTTAATACTACAAGTAATGAGTCGTTATTCAATCAAACCAGTTTGTATGAAAATATGAACCGGCTTGTTAAATTAATTAACTATAACCCTACTGGGTATAAAACCTCTTTATTATCATTCGAAGCTACAGCTAATACTAATTTACCTTTAAACATATATACAATCCCACGTTATAGTTATTTTACAATTAATGGTATATACTATTCATTTCCAAACGACGTAACTTTTAGTAAATCATTAACAGGTGTTGAAGACCTTACTTCCTTATATGATGAAAATTTATTATATCAAGGAAAAACTATAGAGTTTCCACCCATAGGAGCAACTGGAGAGCCTTTCGAAACGTTTACGATTGTATCTAAAGACACTGCAACAAATACCCCTTTAAATATAGATCAATCAAGTGTTGATGTATATGTTAATAACGCTGCAACTAATGTCTTCACCCAATACAAAGTAACTAATTCACTTTTCTTAGAGAGTAGTGATTCTAATAGTTTCGAATTACGTATAAATGAAAACGAATTCTATGAACTTAAATTTGGTAATGGTGTATTTGGTAAAAAATTAAACCCAGGTGACGGGGTATACATTTATTATCTGCAAAGTGACGGTGCTTCTGGCATAATTTCACCAAACCAGTTAAACGGCAATACAATAAACTTTTATTCAACACCGCAATTTAATCGTATTAAACAAGATGTATTAAACACTTCGTTAAACTATTTAAACACCACAAATGCAAGTTATATATCTTTTACTAACCCTATTGCTTCGTCACCCCCAAGTGAAAAAGAATCGGTTGATGAAATAAGATTAAATGCTCCTAAGACATTCTTTAGTCAAAACAGGTTAATTACAGAAGTAGACTTTACAACATTTATAGACAAGAATTATAAAAATATTATAACTAGTTCTTCAACCGTTAATAATAGAAACTATATTGAAAATTATATAAAATATTTTTATAGTTTAGGAATTACCAGACCTAATCAAGATGCAAGAGTGTTGTTTAATGAAGTTAATTTTGCTCATGCAGGCCAGGATAACAACATTTATATCTTCATGGTGCCTAAAATAAAGACCGTAGATAGTAATAATACGCAATATTTTTTACAAAACTCGCAAAAGAACACTATATTAACATCAATGGCTGAAGCAAAAGCTCTTAATATGGAGTTAATACCGCAAGACCCAGTATACACTGCAGTGACAATTGGTCTATTAGCACCCGGTGAAGAAGTTAATTTAGATGTTTATAAATCTACATATCTGGTTATTAAAAAGGATACAAATTTGAGAGTGGATGTAAATCAAATTAAAAATAATGTAGATGGAATATTTCAAGATTATTTTGCACCTGAAAATTGTAAGTTAAACCAGTTAATATCTTTAAATGACATAGTATCCAAGATTTTAAGTATAAACGGCGTAAGTAATTTTAGTATGAGAAGAATTTTAGACAACGGCAGCACAGTAACAAACAATGGCTTAAATTTACTTGTGTTTAATCCAAAATATTCAGATATCGATATTCAAATACAATCAACAGATTTACAATTGCCGTATTTTAAATTTCCGTTTTTATGGAACAAGACAATTTTAGATAATATTGTAGTTGAATAACAAATGAATAAAACTGAAATACCTAAAAAATCACTTGATGTAATTAGCTGCTTACAGTCTAATTATTGTACATTATCGTCTCCTACTTTATCTGCATATATAGTTTATGAAAATATAGACGGCGAACAATTTAAAATAACAGGGGGCAAATATGTATATAATTTACCAGATACTATATGTATAAACGGGGAAGATATTTTGATACCAATTACTGGCAAGATATTTAATATAACTAATATATAATATGCCAAATTTAGTTATAGTATATTCTAATAGTAACTCTGCACCGGGACCGGGGTACGTAAACACTTCTCAGACTTATAACTTAAACTCATTAGGGGTTACAAATATAACCCAATTAAGTGCATATACTTATTGTGCAGCGGACACCGGCTCGCCAGAAGGCTTTACTATCAACACAACTGCCTCTGTAGGGTCAACGACCGCGTCGGCCGGCACAACCTTAACTACCGACAGTGTATCATACACTTCTTATGTTAGATGTACTGATATAAATTTAAGCGGAGGAGTTTGGACTGCAACCACCGTTGAAAGGTATGAAAACGGCACCACGACTACTACTAATAATGTAAGTTTAGGCAATGGAAATGCTTTACTTTTTTATTCCGATTCTGGCGCTGGCCCGATATATTTAACAGTTACAAATACTCAACGTGCGCAAATCTTATATAATGACCCAACACCGACACCGACGCCTACATCAACCCCTACTGACACACCAACACCGACACCCTCTCCGACTCCAACATTAACTACAACTGCTGGGCCAACTTCTACACCAACACCAACACGAACTTTAACACCGACCCCGACACCTACTCCATCTCCTACTAACACACCAACCCAAACAGGTACATTTATACCGGTAGTTACCCCAGCAGCCACATCAACAGGTACTCCACCAGCAGCTACAGCAACAGGCACTCCAGCAGCCACATCAACAGGTACCCCAGCAGCTACACAAACAGGCAGTCCAATAGCTACTAACCCCCCCGCAACTCCAGCAGCCACATCAACAGGTACTCCACCAGCAGCTACACCGACACCAACATCGACACCGCCGCCTACACCAACTACTACTTACATACCTACGCCGACACCTACCCTGACTTTAACTAATACTTCGATTGCAACAAGCACCCCACCACCAACAGCTACTCCGACACCAACCCCGACATTAACTGCAACCCCTGGGACAACATCTACATCAACACCAACCCCGACCCTAACCAATACTTCAGTTGCAACATCCACCCCGACCCCGACAATATCACTGTCCCCGACATTAACCCCTACCCAGACATTAACTAATACACCAGTACCTTTACCGCCTCAACCAACATCTACATCTACACCGACATTAACACTTACATTAACTAATACTTCAGTTGCGACATCAACACCGACGCCGACATTAACTAATACTTCAGCTGCAACATCTACACCGACGCCGACGCCGACATTAACTAATACTTCAGCTGCAACATCTACACCGACCCCGACATTAACTGCAACCCCCGGGACAACATCTACACCGACACCGACCCTTACATTAACCAATACTTCAGCTGTAACCTCTACCCCAACTCCAACACCGACATTAACTAATACTTCAGCTGCAACATCTACACCGACACCTACCCCTACCCCGACATTAACCCCAACTTTAACACCTACATTAACATCATCAACTACTCAAACCCCGACATCCACTCCAACCCCGACTCCCTCTCCTACGTTTGTTGTATGTTATCTTTCAACAGAAGATGGTAATGGCATATTAGCAGAAAATCTAGATTATATTATAGTAGATTGCCCAACACCTACACCAACACCGACCCCGACTCTTACAGCTACCCCGACTCTTACACCAACAGTTACTTCACCAGTAACAGCGACTCCTACACCGACCCATACAGCAACTCGTACACCTACACTCACCCGGACCCCGACCACTACACCATTTTTAACACCTACACCGACAACAACAGTAACGGCTACTCCAACTGCAGTACCGTTACCAATAGATAATTATAAGACAGTCAATTTTGACATATATAGTTTGTTAGAAATGCTATTAGCAGACCCGTCAAAATCTAATACAGATGATAGTAGACGGAGTGCTAAATATGGTAATGAATTTGTTAATAATATAACTTTAAATAAGACACTTATAAAACAATTTATAAACTATAATACATTAGTTGCTTATTTAAATTACAGATTAACTGGTAAATTAGATCCGGTGACAAATATCATAACATCTGGCGATATTAAACCATTAACTAAACAAGAAAAAGATTTAATTAATGCAATGTTTAGCGGGCAGTGTTATGTTAATGTTAATGAAAAGGTTTCTCCTCAAGTGTTAAATAGGGTATATGATTGTTTATACACTGCAAGTAAAAATATAAGCAGTATAATAAATGTAAAAATTACTAACGAAGATGAAATAATTAAAACTGTGTTGAACATACCACCAATCGGCCCAACACGTACAGCAACTCGTACGCCTACACCGACACCGTCACCTACATTAACATCAACACCGACTCGTACAGTAACGCCAACACCGACTCGTACAGTTACACCAACAGTAACATATTCAGATGTTAAGATGGTTACATTAGCTGTAGCCCCTGCATATGGTACGGTCGGGTTCCAAGTCGGATATGCTCCGACCCATACCGGTCCGTCAGGCGTTGGGTACTATGCAACTGAGCCGGTTGTAATAATATATACAGCTAATGCAGGGTATGTTGTTGACGCAACAACACCATTTACAATAACTGGTAGCCCTACAGTAGATTACTCATTAAGTGCATCGGAAATAAGCTTCTATATGCCTTCTAATAATGTATCAGTTACAGTTAATTATAGTGCCACGCCTTCACTAACACCTACACCTACCATAGGCACACCTACTCCTACACCAACCACTCCTCTATGCAAGTTATACTATTTTATGACAACCTCTCCTTCAGGTGACGGTGTAGTAACATACAGACCTTGCGGGGCCGTAAGCGACACAACCATATTAATATCTAATGGTGAGACTTTCTGCGTTCAAAATGGAACCACACCGTCAGTACTAGATCCAGCCAGCTATGTCATAGCATTACTGCCTGCAGTACCGTGCACTTAATTTAAATATTATAAATGAGTTCTTACAACATTAACATATTCGCAGCTTTTTCGAAAGACTCATTAGTTGATACGCAACAGAGACTGTCGAATTATAAAGACCCGAGCTTATTTCTTAATTCCACGCCAGTAAATCAAACATGTTCTATATCTGCGCATAATTATGGTGATATTACTAATTTAGTTATAACCAGTAATAGTATAATGAATGGTAATTTTAATATATTTCCTATTAAATTTGCTGGTGAACGTGTAAACTTTGTAGTGAATCTTGTCGATTATCTTGGGTATCAAGTCAAAGATTACAGTTTACTTAATTATAATAATTTTACATTTACTTTAAGCGCTCTTAATGGTAATAACATAACTGGTGTTAGTTTTCAAACTGATTTTGGAACCTTAAGCTCGTTAACGCAAGGCGGTTTCTTTAAAGGTTATCTATATTGTCCGTTTGTTGTAAATGACGTTTCGATTAAAGCAATATATACCGATGCTAACATATCTTTAACAGGGTATTCGACTATATTTGATATTAATAGTTCATGTGGCGGCGAATATCAAATCCGCAAAATAAATGAAGATTTTGACCAAACTAAAGCTTTTAAAAGTATAGGCACGCAGCCAGTATTGTTTGATAAGTCGCAATTTTTTGATAACTTTCTAGGACAAATAGTAGGCGATGCTAATTCTGATCCAAATACTTTAGGTATTGAGGTTTTTGAAAAAATAGCAAATTATGTTGCTAATATAAATGACCCAGATTTTTGTAATTTAGAGTCGTTAAAATCTTTATTAGATTTACTTAATGTTGACTATCAAAATTATAATTATTAATACCCGCCTTCATTTAAACGATTAGTAGATATATTATCTGTTAAACATAAAAATTTATTCGGGCAAACTAACCAATACCAGACAAATTTTAATCCTAAAGGGTATGTAAACAGTGACAAGTATGGTATAAATAAAGGACCAGCATATAATTTTTCAACAACAACGTTTTTATCAAGTGTTGCTCCTTTTAGTCTCATAACTTATGAAAAATTTAGCAAAACGTATAATTTAGTTAGTACTGTAATTCCAGGAATTAGTTCATATGCTTTATCAGCTGTTAATAGTAATTTTGGCTGGAATTTAGTTTTACCTCCAGGCATATCAGGAGCTGATATACCTAAATATTATGAATTTTTTAGTTATGTCCCCGATACTGAAAATTCTTTACTACAAAAATTCATAGATTTTGATAATAAAAATACCACATTATCAATTACTAATAGTGGATATAATGAATATATAAAAACTGGCGGTATAATGGATAATATTTTATTGAATAACTTATTAACCAATTTACAAATCATTTCTTGTTTACCAAATGAAGTTAATCTCAATATACCAACTTCAACCCCTACCCCGTCTCCGACGTTAACTTCTACTCCTACGGTGACTCCTACAGTAACATCATCAAGTACACCTGCTCCTACAATAACATTAACTACAACCTCTACACCAACCTCTACACCAACTCCTACATTAACTCAAACTCCTACATTAACTCTAACACCAACATTAACCCCGACATTAACACTGACACCGTCTTCTATAGCGATAGGTGCAGGTATATTATATGTAAGTTATGATCAAGATATACTTACACCAACACCTACTTTAACTCAAACAGGTACTCCTACTCCTACACCTACTAGTTCATTAACGTCTACCCCTACACCTACGACTTCAACAGCTCTATCAGGTACTCCTACACCTACACCTACGACTTCAACAGCTCTATCAGGTACTCCTACACCTACACCTACGACTTCAACAGCTCTATCAGGTACTCCTACACCTACACCTACTTTAACTCAAACAGGTACCCCTACACCTACTCCTACGACTTCAACAGCTCTATCAGGTACTCCTACACCTACACCTACTTTAACTCAAACAGGTACCCCTACACCTACTCTATCAGGTAGCACTCCTACACCTACTCCTAGCAGTTCATTAACCTCTACTCCAACCCCCACTCTATCAGGCAGTACCCCTACACCAACTCCTACTGTAACATTAACCTCCACACCAACACCTACTCTATCAGGTAGTACTCCTACTCCTACTCAAACAGTAACACCTACTCCTACTTCCACAGCAGCAACAGCCCCGACAGTTACCACTGATGGGTATGGAACTAGAACTCCTACTAGTGCTGAAATAACAGGGACGATAGTTAGTAATGGGGGGTCGACAATAACCGAAAGAGGAATTGTTTATGCTACTTCTCCAAATCCTACTATATCTAATACTAAAGTATCTGACGGCGCAGGTAGTCCTGACACATTAGGACCATTTACACACACCTATGCCATAACAAACTTCCATACTACCACATATGTAAGAATATATGCTACTAATGCTGTTGGTACATCGTATGGTACTGATATTAGTTTCACCTTGCCTTGTTTCATTAAAGGAACTAAAATAACTTTATCAAGTGGACTTAAAAAGAACATAGAAGATATATCTTATGAAGATTCTCTTTTAGTGTGGAACTTTGATGAAGGAAAATTTGACTCCGCAAAACCTATTTGGATAATGACTCCAGTACGTACTCAATATGTAAATATACTATTTAGTGATGGTTCAAAGCTTGGAATATCAGGGTACTTAAACCATGATGGAGGCCATCGTATATTTAATTTAGATAAGGGAGAATTTACTTATGCAATACCTAATGAACATAGCCCTATAGGAACCCATACATTTAATGATAAAGGTGACATAGTAACAATAGTAGGTAAAGAAGAATCTACTGAGGTTGAAGAAATTTATAATGTAGTAACAAATCATCATCTTAATATATTTGCGGAAGGTATTCTCACTTCACGAAGATTAAACAATCTTTATCCTATAGTTGATATGAAGTTTATTAAAGACGAAAGGTCTATTACTTCAATAGAAAAATTTAAAGGTGTCCCTGCCGAATACTATGAAGGTTTAAGATTAGGTGAACAACCACTAGCAACTAATTCAGAAGGCTTCTTAGTAAAAACACCAGGAGAATTAGCTTATACACTGCCTACTATCAGTGAATTATCACAATGGACAGTAGAATTTATAAACAAAAAGTTATAACCTGCTTATGAAGATTCTCTTTCTCGATCACCAAGGAGTAATATACTTGGAGAAAGCAATTTGGCCAGTTGGTAAACCAATACTATTAGATTTTGATCAAGGAGCGGTTAGTATTCTTAATGAAATAATACGAGAGGTAGATTGTGAAATAGTTGTTTCTTCTGATTGGAAAACTTGGGTAGATTTACCTACAATGAAGTCATTTTATATAAACCAAGGTATAATAAAACCTCCAATCGGATATACAACAACAACTAATATTAAGGATTTAGATGATATTGCTTACTTAAGAGCTAAGGAAATAAGTGAGTGGTTAGATTCTGCAGATAACATCACATCTTGGGTTGCAATAGATGACCTTGATATGCGAAAACACCTACCAAACTTTGTTTGGATTGAGGACGCAGAAAAAGGGATATTGGCAGAAGGAATAAAGAAAAGCGTAGTAGATCATTTAAATGTTAGATTAAATACAACTGGATACCCACACCTCAAACTATGAATGATTTACATGTAACTAATTTAAAACAGGAAATAGAACGACTATTTTTAGAAAATAAATACGATATTCTTCAAGTAACATTTGGTCAAAAACAAATAAATGGCGAGTATATTAATGATAAATGTGTAAAATTTGGTGTAAAGCAAAAATTACCAGTTGAAACTATACCAGCAGACAAACTTATACCTAAAAATTTAACTATTGACGGTGTTATGTATAAAACTGATATAGTAGTGGTGCCGGAGAAAATATTTGCCCAACCTAATTACTGTTGGAATACCGGAACACAATCAGTACCACCAGTAGTTTCTGCACCGGTAAGTTATAATAGAGCAAAAACTGCTATTTTAAGTGGTGGAATTTCATTTAGCGCACCACCAAGCACAGGGTACGTAAATGCAGGCACATTAGGTGGGATTGTTATCGATAATTTTGATGGTAAAGTGGTTGGTATAACAAACAGCCATGTCGGTGCTGCTCCTGGAGGATCTATATACGAAGCTCCTACTCCTCAATTAATAGCTAGCTCCACAACTTACGGGTCAACAGCTTCAGCTTACAAAAATATAAAATCTTATCAACCAAGTTCGTGGGATAGAGGATCTGCTAACTACGCTCCTGATATTATCGGAAACTTAAAAAGAGCTTACCCGATGACAACTACCGGTACAAATAAAATAGATGCTGCTTTAATAAATTTAACTGATAGTATTGTCAATACAACTAGTTGGTACCCATTATGTGCAAATTTTTATTCAGCTACTCCATTTGCAAGTACAGCAGATATAGATAGTTTAACACTTTCAAACCCAATTTTTAAATCAAGTAGAACAACCGGGCCGGTTGGGCTTGCAGGGTGCGAATTAAGAGTTACTGGTACAAGCACCTCATTATCTGTAGATTACGGTACGCCTGGAGCTGGTATATTATCATTCATTAATTGTTTAACTATAGAAAGCCCTGTAACTAATACAGTGGTAGGATCTGGCGGAGATTCTGGGTCATTAGTATATGGGTATATTTCAACTTCGCCTTCAACCAGTGCATGGAAAGTAGTCGGGTTGTTTTTTGCCGGTGATAGCACAGGTGGTTACGGTTTTGCATGCAGAATAGATGAAGTGACAAGCTTATTAGCAGTGTCTGCATATGATGGCATTAACGTTTCAGCAACTCCGAGTTTATGCTCTTATATTACATTACCTTACAGCACATATAGTAATACTGTGTCGACCGTTGTTAATGGTAAGAAATATTGGCAGGTTGGTAAGATTTAATTTTAATAAATATATTAAATGCTTTTTACCTCGACAGTATATTCTAATGTAGTTGTTTATAATAGCATTACAAATGATAAAAAAGATGAAAAATTTGATTTAGTCCGGCCTTTTACTTTTTTAGAATACTTAAATTACAGTAAATCATTAACTCGAGATATAGTTCAATTTACTGACTATCAAAAATACCTTGAGAAATGGAATATATTAACAGAAGTTTCATATGTTGATTCGGCAACTCAAATTAAAAACCAGTTTGTTGTGTTTTTAAAGACTATAACTTTAAATTATACAACAAATGAAGAAAAACGGTTTTTATCAAATATAGATTTTAATAGCTCAAGTGATTTAGAAATTGCTGCACCTTTTTATACCAATAAAATAAAAGAGATATTATTATATTTTGCAGAAAAAAGAGACACATATAAGTTAGATCTATTATTGGTTGAAAATAAAGGCACAATAGATAGTATACAAAGTTATTTAAAAACATTTGTAATCGAAACTATATTTGGCGATGATAACCCTACCTTTAATAATTTAACAGTGCCTCTAAGCACCATAAGCACCCAAATACAAATTGAGGTTGAAAATGGTTATGATAATTTTAATGATTATTTTGACTTAGACCCATCAAAAACTCCAGCATTCTATAATGCAATGGATACCCGTAAGAAATACTTTACAGCTAATACTAATATAAATGATAGTACGGTGTTTTTAGATTATAACCAAGCTATTATTAATCTTATAAATTCAGAACAAGTTGTATTAAATGATCTTCAGAATTTAGTTGTTAATATCAACACACCTGATTTAGAGCTATTGCAAGATTACGACTTTATAGATTACACATCCAGGACTATAGATAATGTAAAGCTTATATTAAATGCTGAACTTATAAAGAAATTTACCGGCACAGATTTTTACTATTTAAGTACTAATAATAATAATGAAGTATTGAGTGGTGGGTTGTTTACTGCAACTTCTCCATATTCCAATCTATTAAACATAAATAATCCTGCAACATTAACTATACCTTCAACTGCAACCGTTTTTGAAAGAGATGTTGGGTTATTTTTTAAGCCTACAAAGAGAGGTATCATACAGTTACAAACACCTTTTAAATATTATATTGACCCTTGTACATTAAAACCGAATCATGTATATATATTTCCAGACCCAGATAGTTATGGGAATGTTTCTGGGGTAAGTAAGGTTGATCACGAGACACCTCTAACCTTTAAAATGCAAGGTGAGGATATACAAAAAAACATATCATCTAATAATGCTCTAGGCAATACATTTGTTACTGATAATGATTTTACTTTTGATAGTTACCATTCAAATGAGCAACGCACTAAAGCAAAAAGTTTTGCTACAACTTTATACAATAAAGGCGTTGTTAATCAATATTTTTCTGATGTATATGGCAATACATTTATTGGATTTAAACAACAAAATTCAAATTATTTAAATAATTTAGCAGATAAAATTAACGTTAACGTGTCGCAAGTAGGGTTATCAAGCACAAGCAATATATTATACCTTAGTAGCATAGAAAATTTATTGACCGGGACGTTATCAGGTACGCAAACTCTTTCAAGTAATATAATTCTACCAAGTTCAAATCCGTCTATATACAATACCCGTAATAGTGTAGGAGCGTTTTACATTTATAAAATAGGAACTGATATTTTATCACCTTTATCTTCAGAATTTGGTGATATATTTTCAAAATATACTAACCAGATAACAGATTTAAAAAATAATTTAATTTCGATCGAATCCTATAACGATACGTTTGTATTTACAACAACTGCCCATACTATTATAGATAAAATTAATTATAAAGATAATAATTTTTATAAATCCTCTAGCGTACCTTTAATACTTGATAATAAACGTAACAATATAACGAGTAATCCGTTTTTAATTAATAACATGTTATATCTTATAACATATAATTTAGATACTTTAACTGTATTGTCTGCTTATAATACAAGGATATTTAATTTTAATATGTATTCATATAACATTAATACTAATGCAACTACTCGTTTATATAATAGATATAATACCAACGAACAGTTTAGCTATACAGTGGATACAAAGCTAGATGTATATAATGCTACTTTAGTGCATAACAAAAAATTAGACATATTTAATATAGCTTTAAATATAAAAGATACCAATAAAAACTTTTTCTTACACAATATACAAGCTGAAATAAAATCAGGCGCTTATATTATATTGAAAGATACCGTATATCACCCCAATAATGTTAATGTGACTGTTAATTTTTATGATGGTAGTTTTACATATGATATAATAACTAATACTATTGTTACAACACCAACAACTTCAAATACAAATGGAACCATCACTTTTTAATTTTAATACATTATCGTTAGTATTATCGGCACCACCGCCGTTATCTACTAGAACCATGTATTTATCATCATATATACAGGGGGTAACAAAAGCTCAGTTAAATTATAAACAGTTATTTTTTGTGAATTCGACAACGTTGTCTGGTATTAAACCTTTTAAGATAAAATTAGAATGGGATCAATCTTTAGGAGGTGAATCAACTGTAATTATAAATGATGTATATAAATTTGATATTAATACAGACCCCTTATCAACATTTTCACCTCTTAATTCAGCCCTGTCATATTACGTCTACACACCTACTCAAATACAACCACAACAATTAAATTCTAAATACACAGTTTATTATGAAAATGGTATTATACATACATATCAAAATAAGGTATTCTTAATAAGTGACAATGTTATTGATATGAACTTAAACGTTACTGAGTTACAAAATGCTTACCAACCAGAACTTAATGTATTTAACATTTCATCAGAAAAAGGTAATATGATGTTTAATGTAACTAATTACGGCGACGTATAATTTAAATTTATATCTTTAACAGTAAAGATAGTATCACCAGAATAAGATATACCAAACTTGCCTAAAGCAGGTAAGACCCCATTATCAATTAAATAGCTGCTATTAAAAGTAGCCAATTGATAGTAATTGTTGTTTAATAGCTTATTAACAGTTATGGTTCTAAATTTATTCCTTACATCTAAACGAATAGTATGCTCGGTATCGTAGTCAAATGCTGTAACGTCTGGCAAAGGCAATGCAGATATAAACGTATAATTAGTTGATACTCTAGCGCCTATACTTAAAGGATTTTGCGATGGATTGCCGGTAGTAAAAGCGGATATACTATTAATTTGTGTAAATGTCCCTTGAACGTCAAACCCTACTATAGCAAACATACCAGATACGCTAGTACCATTTGTTTTAATAGCACCTAATCCCACACCGCTACCACCTCCAGTTAATGTACTATTATTACCATCTATAAAAAATAACCCAAACCCGTTATTATTAACAGGACTCATAGATTGAGTATCCATCTTATAAACAAAACTTACAGAAAAATCATAATCTGTATTAAATTGATTATTGTATAATATATTACTGCATGCAAGAGTTAACATATAGTTATTTACTTTAAAATGGTATCAAACAAGGTTTTTTCATTATAACTTAATAACTGGTCATATCCATATACTAAGATATTATCATAATTCTGCAAACTATCGTATGATACTATATCATATAAGTATGAAAATGGGTCTAACCCTTTTGGACCAACAATCGAACCTGTAATATTATAACAAATGAAAAATTTCCTATATTCCCGTATATATTAGATATAAATTTTTTATACAATGTTTTATTAGTTAATAAATAAAATACATCTGAATCAGTATTACTAAAAATAAGCTTTATAGGCACTTCATCAGATATAAACCCTGTTGTATTTAGACTGTAAATTGTAGAATTAGCTAATGAATCTAAAACTATAATTTTAAAATCAGAAGTCAATACAAATAATTGATCTTGCAGTTTATAATATGTTAATGATACTGGCGGTGTTGCGCTAAATACTACATTATTTTTATATGAGTTAACCCTATTAAAGTTTTTATCATAAAAATAAATTATACCGCTCGTATCATATACATATATTGTATTATCAGAAGCAGCTATCAACGCAGGAGTTGCAAAGCCACCTTGTTTCTGATAAACAGTATTTACAAGATCAAATTTTTTACCTAATGCACGATCTTCTGTCAATACACCTGTTATATCATATGCATATACAGCGTTATTACCTGAATCGCATATATAAAAATAGTTAGATGAATTAGCGACAGATACTATATTTTTAAATTTTAATTCACTATAACCGGCTATGTTATTAGTTTCGACTCTATAAGATGAAAATACAGGATTAAATGTTGATAATGGTCTATTAACATTAAACACCATTACTGAACTTAAGTTTGCAATAACTAAAGTATGGTTATGTTCATTAGTTGCATATTGATTAGGTATAAAAGAAATTTTACTATTTCGAGTTATTTCTGAGTTATAAGCAGAAAATGCAGATGTATATGTATTTGAACTACTATACTGCCATATTGGCCTAGCTAAACTAGTATTTGTAGCCGATACACGAGCTAGGCCAGTGTAATTATAAGGTAACTTAGATGATGCTGAAAAACAACTTTTATATATATCTATAAAATTATTAAATGATTTTTCAATCTTTAAATTAATAGAATTGGTGTTTACGTACTCATTTGGTTGGAATAAAAAATCTGATAATGTATAACTTAAGGTTATATTTTCTGTAGGTATTCTATTATAAAATTTATCTGATAAAGCAACTGCAGTCTGAATAGATTTATTGGTTTCTAATATATTAACCTGTTCATATTTACTTGCGTACGCAACGTTATCTACAACGTTATAGTATCCAATATAGTCTCCGCTTAGAGTAAACAATCCCCCGGTTGTATATGCAAATTTTTTAATATTGGTCATTGTTTAAGGTGTTATTGTATATTCTACCCAAGATAAACTATCCTCAACCCAATTATATAGTTTACTGTCAGATGGACGTGTAGTAGGTGCATCCCAACAACATGTAAGTTCATTTAATATCCAAGACGGGTATGGTTTAGGTGGTATAAAAGCATCTCTACCCGCATCATAAGTATAACCTATACCTGCATAATTTTTACGAAAAGGGATACCTCCTAGACGGTGCACGTTAGCAGAGGTATTATAGCTTGTCTGTAACCAGGTGCCTCCAAAATTTAAATCCTTAGCTAAAAAATCCTGACCGCGGTCTTGATCATTATCGCTGACCACTACACCTCTTATTACTACGTTATTTGAATCTATTTCTACGAAATGGGCCATATATTTTATTTAATTACCATGTTAGGTCTTAGAATGTTATGCTTCCGGTGCTCGTAAATTTATATGTATAAGGACCAGTCCCTGTGTAGCTGTTAGACCCAGTGGTCGATGCTGCTAATAAAGGAGTCACGATCAGCACCGCACCTGAACCACCATTACCACCAGGGCCATAACTACTACCACCACCGCCGCCGCCGCCGCCGTAGCTAGCTGTGCCTGTGCCACCAGGATCAGCGCTGCCAGTGTTATAACCGCCGGTACCTGCGTTAGTAGCACCTATACCACGGCCGTTAATATTTCCAGCACCGCCTCCACCTCCAGAATACCCACCAGTATATGCAGTACCACCATCCCCCGATCCAGAACCGCCTGCTTGCCCAACACCGCTGTACCCACCACCACCACCAGCACCCACCCCGCCGCCGCCTGCACCGCCAGCATTGCCTTGCGAGCCAGCACCGCCAGCGTTACCACCACCACCACCACCACCTGAGCCACCCGCAGCACCTATTTGAGCAAGCCACGCAGAACCACCACCACCTCCCGTTGCAGTAGATCCATTAAATGCCGAGTCTTGTCCGTTTGCACCGAGAGCGTTGACAGCGCCTGCCGTTCCAGCCCCACCGTTGCCGACGGTAATGGCGAGCGCTACCCCTTTTGACACCGAGCCAGACCCTGTTACAAGACCACCACCACCACCGCCGGAGCCGTAGTTACTACCACCACCACCACCACCAGCAATTACTGTCCAACTGATGCTAACCGGTACTGATGAACTTGTTGGTGTAACTGTTTGAGTTACTGTTTGAGTAGGTGTCGGTGTTACTGTTTGAGTAGGTGTCGGTGTTACTGTTCGAGTTACTGTTTGAGTAACTGTCTGTGTTAAAGTAGGTGTTAAAGTAGGTGTTGAAGTTACTGTCTGTGTTACTGTCTGTGTTAAAGTAGGTGTCGGTGTAGGCGTTGAAGTTACTGTCTGAGTTAAAGTAGGTGTCGGTGTAGGCGTTGAAGTTACTGTCTGAGTTAAAGTAGGTGTTGGTGTAGGTGTTGAAGTTACTGTCTGTGTTAAAGTAGGAGTTAAAGTAGGTGTTGATGTTACTGTTTGAGTTACTGTCTGTGTTAAAGTAGGAGTTAAAGTAGGTGTTGATGTTACTGTTTGAGTTACTGTCTGTGTTAAAGTAGGTGTCGGTGTAGGCGTTGAAGTTACTGTCTGAGTTAAAGTAGGTGTTGGTGTAGGTGTTGATGTTACTGTTTGAGTTACTGTCTGTGTTAAAGTAGGTGTCGGGGTAGGTGTTGAAGTTACCGTTTGAGTTAAAGTAGGGGTAGGTGTGGAGGTTGCAACCGAAGTATTAGTTAAAGTTGGTGTTAAAGTAGGCGTCGAAGTTACTGTTTGAGTTAAAGTAGGGGTTGGTGTCACTGTTTTAGTGGGGGTTGGTGTCACTGTTTTAGTAGGGGTTGGTGTCACCGTTTGAGTTACTGTTTGAGTCACTGTCTGTGTTAAAGTTGGTGTGGGTGTTACTGTTTGAGTAACTGTCTGAGTTAAAGTGGGTGTTGGTGTAGATGTTACCGTTTGAGTTAAAGTAGGAGTTGATGTAGATGTAACCGTTTGAGTTAAAGTAGGAGTAGGTGTGGAGGTTGCAGCTGAAGTATTAGTTAAAGTTGGTGTTAAAGTGGGTGTTGGTGTAGGTGTTGATGTAACCGTCTGAGTTAATGTAGGAGTAGGTGTAGAGGTTGAAGCTGAAGTATTAGTTAATGTCGGGGTCGGTGTGGGTGTTAATGAACTACTAGGAGTTGGAGTGGGTGTAGAGGTCGGAGTTTGGGTTAAAGTGGGGGTTGGTGTTAAAGTAGGAGTTGGTGTGAGTGTTGCTGATGAAGTTAGAGTAGGCGTTAAAGCAGGCGCTTCTATTTTTGATAAATACGTAAGCACAACGTTATTATTATTAAGCGGAGTTATGCTACTTAACTTTGATTTAATCTTTTCATCTATAATTTGTTTATGATCCTCAGATAATTCTAGATTTTTAATATATATCTTTATATTATTATTTTTTCTACCAGGTATACCATATCTATTATGCGAAGCTGCTGTATCTGTATTATTCCTAGTGCCTTGTGGTATATCAAAATTTACAGCATTTATTTTTTGGTTAGCCAAAAAGTTAAACTTAATTTCATCTTCAGTTAAACTCTTACTATACACCTTAAAGTTATTAATTGTTAAATTAGAAGGGTAATCATATCCAACCAATTTAGGCGCTGGCTTATTATCAATATAAGGTACCCCAACGCCAAAATTATTATTCATAAAACTACTAGTCGTAAATTGCGTTATGCCAACCCCAGACAATACTTGGTTATTCAATAGTATGCCGTTATTATATAGCTGTAATAACCCCGCCACACTATCAAAAGCTAATGATATATTTTGAGTTGAGTATGGTAATAAATCTGCTTTAAATATAGCTACCATTTTATTCAACGTGTCGTTGCCAGAAAATAAATCTGCTCTTACTACAACATCACCTTGACTAAACTTATTAATTGTATTTATTTCAGAAAAATTAACTAGATAATAATAATGAATTATAGTTTGTCGGTGATATAATTTCTTGGTAATATTGATCATACGCAGATAATGAAGTTGCACTAGTACTTTCTATATCTTTCGTTGATAAGTTATATTTAGCAATTGCAATATTGCCTTGTGGATTTTTAAAGAAACTTAATAATTTAGGTTGATAATTTTCATTTATTATATCAATTTTAAATCCAGATACTGCACTTACGTTTGTTGCATATGTTCCAAGTGTACGTTTAAACTGATCGTAAATACTTACAGTATTTTTTGTTTGTATATATAAATTGTTTTTATACTCCAATAAATCATATATCTTGTCTTTATTTGCGCTTAAAGTTAAAAATTCCTCACCAGTAATTAAGTTTTTATAATAAATTTTATCATTTATTTTTGAAACACCGTAATTACCTATCACCACTCCTTTAAACCCTGAAAGGTATGAAAGAGAGGTGCCGTTATTAACAACACTGCCGTATACAGTTGCGCCAGATGTTATAGTGTCACTGATAAAGGTATTATTAATATAATCAAACTTAACTAAATGGTTATTAGCATCGAGATATCTATAATACACGTATGTATCACCTGAAAATGTCTTACTAATAACACCATTACTAAAAATGCCTGTTAAATTAGTAAATTCTACTTTCGAATACACTTGATTGTTTAAACTAAAATCTAAGAACCCGGGGCAGTCGTTTGTTATATTATAATAAAATACTTTTATAATATGATCAAATCCGTAATTTATAATATCTAAAATCTTATATGGAGCACCTATCGATGCACTTAAGTTTAATACAAACGATGCGTTGTAATTCTTATCATAGAATTTAAGTTCTGTGCTGTTATTAATGAAGAACCCAGGAGTGTAAATATTATTAGCACCACCTTTATATAAGGTTATACCTTCATCAAAATTATTACCTACAATCACATTACAATTTACAGAACTTAAGTTAGCAGTAAGCAAATCTAAAGAGACTGTAAATGAATTATTATTGTTTATTGGCGATAATACAAACGACCCGTAATTATCTTTTAATGTAATACTATTAACATCTGTTGTATAATATGAACCAGATAAGTATAAAGTAAATAAATTGGTATATGTTTCAAAAGTATTAATTACATTATTAATATATTTGTTACCAATACGAGTATACAAATAAGTTGAAGACGGTTCAAAAGTTAAGCTACTACGTAAATCGTAATATGTAAAATCGTTGGCTGGGTATACTTTATTAATGTAATCTTGCACCGAACTTGTAAATGAAAAGACTTGATTTGTAGTGCCAGAAAATGCTACATTAGCTGAGGTTAATTTCGGGTTATAATACCTGTCGACCCAATATGATGTTAACTGAGCTGTATCGGTATATAACCAGGTACACAGATATGATCCGTTAGCTTCATTATAATTTACAACGTTTGTATTAAAATTTAAATTTTTATATAATTTATCTGAAAATACTGGCGTTTGACCCCCATATGAACCGTTATTAACTAAACTACTATCGTCAACGTTTAATACTTTATATGGATAAAGTGTATCAGGTAAAGTTAACCTAGTTGTTATATCTGGAATAAAAAGATACTCTTTAGTAAAATAATTATAATTTAACTGCAAATCTCCATTATATAATTCGCTATTTTGTTTAGATAAAATTGTTGTATAGTTTCTTTGATTTACATTCTTAGTAAAAGGTATTTTATCATTGATATAATAATCGTCTGAAATTACATTTTTAGCTTTATAGAAATCGACATATACATCGGCACCTGATGCAAAATTTAAATCACTTTCATAATTATAAAATAATATATGGTTTTGCGGCACATCTTGAATACTTCTTGTTTCTTCAACTGCAAAATTAGACACATCTGGTTTAGTATAATATATAAAATTATTTAAAAATAAAATATCTTGTTGTTTTGTATATGTTGTTGCAAAGATATCGCAGTCAAGTGATGTTGTATTAAGAACATTAACAGCACTTAAAGTGTTACCAATTTGTCTAATAATATAAAAACTGTTTGCAACTCTATAAAACAGTTTAAGATACCCTTTATTATCTAAACTATACTCAAATAAATCTGCGGCAGAAGTAGTTATTGTCGGCGTTATAACTGCAAAATAACAACTTAACGATGCGTTATCAACAGTTAAGCTTTTTGTAAAATTATTGTCAGTTGTGCTAATTCTACATCTCACCCCATCTATATCAATAAATGAAAAATAGGTATGTAAGTCATCGCTTAAAGAATACGAAAACGTTATTCTAGAAGAAAGAGCAGGGTTAGAACTAATAGTAGTGTATAAAGTATTAGCAGTTATTTCCGGGTAAGCACTTAAAGCTAAGTATGTAGGAAACGATAATGATGTTTGCTGAACAACTGGTATGTATGCAAAATCATTAGCCTTTATAGTATCCGTTAAAAATATGTTTGAATAATTTTGGATACTTGTATCCTTACATGAGCTTAAAGCATTAACAAGGTTAAGAGATAATCCTTGCTGGGTAGCGAATACATTCTGATTGATAACTAAGTTCTTATCATGAAGATAAGTAAAATTAATCGGTTGTAAGGTATCTAGACCAGATAAAGACATCTAAAATATTTAATGCCATTCACGGTAATCATCAAATAACATACTTTCTATGGGGTTAGTAATATTAGATAGATAGTCGTTATATTGTGGTAATACCTGTGATATGTTTATCTTACACGTTTCTTTAATAAAATTAGGCTCTATAGTTGAGAAGTATTCATATATTACATCAGATTCATCAGGTTTTAAAAAAACCATTAACTTTCTTTTAACTTCGTCAGAGTTACTCGAATCACACTGCGACAGTATTGCTTTTACTTGCGGTAATAAGTGTTTGTCCATAATGTTTCAATAAAATAGTAACTTCCCAGAAAAGATATGGTGTGGGGTATCTATAAAATTTATTACCATCATGATATAATATACTTATTTGCCTAACTTTCTTACCTGACATTTTACTATATAGATATGCATATAAAGACAATTGTAAGCTATAATCATTGTATTGGCATTATTGTAGGTGGTCTAAAGGCGACTTAAGATACTTATTATATTTATTGTTAAATAAGAACTTTTTATTCGTCTTAAAATCTAAAACATCAAACGAATCTTTATTTACATCCGCAATAATATCTGAGGTACCTGCTAGCTTATGATCATGATTATATAAAACCAGTTCACTATTTACTTTCTTATAATCCTTAAAATTAAACACACTTTCAAATTCATAGACTAACTCTTGATCTTGTTCCTCTATCTTGCCAGTTTTAATATAGTTTTCAAATATATTATGAATTTTTATACCTTTATCGCATGCGTCTTTTGATATTTTTTGCCAACCATCTATAACTTCTTGCTTTGTCTTACCTTCTCTTAATGCAACTCTATTAGCATGGAAATTAGTGTCAAAGACTTCTTTATATCTTTTTAATAACTGCGAAACTGAAATATAAATATCATTTGTTTCCGGGTTTGTGTACGTATGTTTAGCTTCGTTAAAAATTACCATTCAATCAGTATATATTATATTTTTGAATCTTCAACATAATAAAATACTGCATATCCGCTTGAACCTGCTAAATATGTTGAACTGTACCCTGATGTAGTTAATGAAATAGAAGTATTGGATGTTGAAGGTAAAGCGTACAAAGGATCATTCGTTGTAGTTATAGTGTCAACAACTGTTAACCCTAAATCAGTTTGAATAATAAATTTTGCAGAACTTTCTAAATGCGCATACTTGTTTGTTTCATATTCATTTTTATCAAAAAATGGCGACCTATTTCCTGAAACAGCTAACGATATTATTTTATTATCACCAGATATAGTAGTCTGCGCAGAATTATACCGCGTTAAATAAATTGGCGAATTCGCTTGACCACTCCTTAATATTACATTTGCATTTGATGTCATAACCAACGCATCATTTACCGCATTAAGAATTTTAACAGATGATAGGTATGTACTAACTGTACCATTACCCCCTGAATTAAAAACTGTTAACGTTACCGGATATATACCTGGATAACTAAAACTGTGTTGTGCTGTTAAATCTATTGATGTAGTACCATCACCAAAATTCCATATTACTTTTTTATCTGATATACTATTATTGGTTGAAGAAAAATCAGCTATAAATCTAAACTTATCGAAAGGCAAGCAATAACCTGATGCCGGGGCTACTTCTTGAAACAGCCGGTTATATATCTTATAATTTACATTACTCACTAAAATATTTATGTTGATTCTATAGGAAGTGAACTATAATATTCTATAATGATCAAATGGATTGAAATTGTAGGTTTAATGAATTCTGAGTATAGAGACGATCATTACTCAAAGGTAACAGTAGATACACTGTTACTTATGGTAGAGGAGAGAAACATTACGGATTTAATAGCGAATAAAGTAGAACATTACTTACAAAACAATATACCACTAGATGCTCTAATTAAAGCATGCAGCGATTTTAACATTACAACAAACCATGAATAATATATTATACTCATATAAAGACATCGTACTTATGCCAGAGTACTCCAATCTCGTTTCCCGTAAGCTTGCTAATTGTAAGCCAACGTTTTTAGGTAAAGTCTTTAATAGTGTAGCAGTACCATCGAACATGAAATGCACTATAGATTTTGCAAAAGCTGTCGATTTGAGCGAGAAAGGATATTTTTATATCTTACATAGGTTTTATAATTATCTAGAAATTATTGATTGGTTAGTTTATAACCAAGATTTGCCTACAATTTCAATTTCAATTGGTACGCAAAAGACTGATTACGAATTGATACAAAATATTGCTATTAACAATTTAAGAGTAGATTATATTACGATTGATGTTGCACATGGTCACCATTTATCAGTTAAGTTAATGATAGAGTTTATTAAAAAAACATACCCAACAGCGTTTGTTATTGCTGGTAATATCGGAACATATAAAGCTGCGGTAGATATGAAATCTTGGGGAGCAGATGCTGCGAAGGTAGGGTTGTCAATGGGTAAGAGTTGCACGACATATAATTGTACAGGAGTAGGTACCCCGATGTTTAGTGCAATTAGAGATATTTGTTATAATGATGAAAACCAAGTATATTACCCACCTTTACCAATCATTGCAGATGGGCAGGTTAGAGAGGTTGGAGATGTTTGTAAAGCTTTAGTTGCCGGCGCAGATATGGTTATGATAGGTAGTGAGTTTGCAAAGTGTTGCGATAGTCCAGCAGATATACTTATGAATCAAAAAGTATTTTACGGTAGTGCGTCTTCATATAATAAAAATTCAGAACATTATGTTGAAGGTCAAAAAGTATTACTTGATCAACGCACGGAAAATTATTACGGATTTTTTAAACGAATTAATGAAGGTGTACAAAGCTGTATGTCTTATGCGGGGACAGACCGCTTAGAAGGGTTAAGGGAAATGCAATACAATATTCATTATTAAATGCAAACTTTTTTACCAACATCTAACTTTGCTGAATCTGCTAAATATCTAGACTATAGACGTCTTGGAAAACAAAGAGTTGAGGTTCTTCAACTTCTTAATTCATTTCATAAACCTAACTATAAAGGATGGAAAAACCACCCTGCTCGTGAGATGTGGCGTGGGTATTAAAATGCATTAGTAATGTACGGACAAGCTATTTGTAATGAATGGTTATCACGAGGATATAAAGATACTTGTTTTGGAAAAATTACAGCGCACTATAATAGTAATTTAAACTCAGAATTACCATCTTGGGTGGGTCGTGAAGATATTCACTTATCTCATAAATCTAATTTAATACGTAAGTACCCAGAATATTATAAGCCTTTCTGGCCAGATGTACCTGATAACTTAGAATACATTTGGGTAAAAAATACATAAAAAAACGCACTATACATCAATAGTGCGTTTTTTGTTAATATATAATATTATTACTTAAGTGGTAATTCAGATGCTGAGGTGGTACCATCTACGGTAGCCTGTACCAATTTAGCCAATGATTGCATAGCTTGATCTAAAACTAAACGATCTTGCTTATTGCAAAGATGTGCATTTACTACTTGAGCGATAACATTGAATGCTTGTTCATTATTCATATAAAAAAATATTTATTAAAAAAAATACTAAATCAACTTATAAAACTCCAGATAAAGGAGGGGTTACACTACCGCCTGACATCCATGGTAATTGAGTTTCAGAAATTTCATCTACTGGATTCTTCTTAGCATCAATCTGATCTTTAATCTTTCCATTAACGTGTGTTTCGTAGTCACCAACAACAATAGCTTTAATCCAAGTCAAAACTTGCTCTTGGGTTAATTCTTCGTATGGGGTAAATGAACCAACATTTAATTTAGCAGGGTCAAAAGGAGTAGCGCCTGAAAACTCTCCTTCATTACCGAGTTCATCGGTACCTATCTTTTTCCAATGTGTTTGGATAACAACATTATCAATGTCATTATGAGTTTTTTTCTTAAGTGTTGATAATTTCCATGTATATGTAATAGCCATATGTATATTTATTTAATCGTTATTTAATATATTCCATTAATTATTAATTAACGTTCTTAATTCATCTATTTGAACCTGTTGTTCTTTTATTGCAGCAATAAGCAAAGGTACAAGTCTGCTATAATCAACAGTTTTATAATTTTCGCCTGATTTAGAACCTTCCGGGTCTTCATTTATTTCACCTGGTTTTAAATTAGGATTACCACCTTTCATATCAAAAGGCGCTAATGACACAACTTGTGGCATAATTGCTTCGATTTCCTGCGCCGAACAACCAACTTGCTGGTGCTCTTTAGTAAACCCAAAAGATTTAGCTAAATCATTATTAACGAAATAAAATGTACTTAAAGTTTTAATTTTGTCTATGGCATTTGTAATATACCCTTGTCTAGTTTTAAGTCTATCGTCAGAATAATACGATACGAAAGCGCCTGTAGATTTAACCTCTGTGCCAAATAATACGCCAAAAGTTCCATTTAAAAATGTTTGCATTGGCCAGTTACCTGCTGAACCACTTATACACCAATTGCCGTAAGCAGCATCAGCTGAGCAACCGCGAAGTATATATAGTACATCTGAATTGCAATGATGAAAAGCTGATTGACCATCAGTATCTCGATAAGTTACAGTCGGATTACTATTTCTTATTTCAAGCTGTCCATTTTCAATTGCTATCCCACCCAAATGGGATGCATTATTCATATCTACATAAAATGCTGTATTATTATGATCATACATTATTGTAGTTGTTATTGCATTTACGTCATATATATTTCTAGCTTGAAAATTCATATCTAGGGTAACATAACTAATCTGCACAGTATCAAACCTACTCGTTCCGGCCGGATCAGCATAGTACCCGGTATTATTAGTATCATAAAATATAGGCGCTCTCAGTGAAGCGTTTGAATACGCATAATCATCTGTACAGTAAAATGGTTGCCAAAAAGTACCCGCAGTATTACCAGTATAAAACAATATAGAATTACCTTCATCAAATCGAATCATCTGTGATGATAACGAAGCATTTACCCTTGGCCAACCAGTAGTATTGTAACGATTTCGAGCAATTCCTCCACCCGTCCACGTCATCCCGGGTTCGGACACCCAGGAATACATCGTCACATCCCCGCTACCAGCACCATTATTACCAGCAGGTAATATTAATCTTGAATTATTACCATGCGCAAAATAATATTGGTAACTTGCATTACCTGTAGCATTTATAGAACCAGCAAGATTTAATTGATTAATATTGGATGTACTTGCCGGGTCGGTATAGTAACCAGTATTATTAGCATCATAGAAAATAGTCCCATCAACTCGCCCCCCGGAATACACCCCAGTCGGGCAGTAAATATTATACGCACTACTTGTAGAAGAAGTTCCAAACCCCGTGCAATTATTACCGTAGCTATAATAGTTTGCCCAACGCCCACCACTTTCAAAATACAAACCACCATTACCACTTTCGAGCATGTAATGGGCAGTATTTCCACCAGAAGAGAAATAAATTCCTGCCCATCCGTTTCTAGTACCCTGCAAGTTCCATGAACCGTAACTACTTGCACCGTTTGGATAAAAATGAGCGCCATTAGTCGGCGAATACAAACCAGAAAGATTAGGGAATTCAATCCATTCACGAGAATAGTTGCGACCACTGGAATCAAATCCGACTAAGTTCAAACGGTTATAGTTTGACGTACTCGCTTGGTCCGTGTAATACGCTGTATTATTACTATCATAAAATATTGGAGCTCTAAAATCTCCCGTGGCATAACCGGTGCCACTAATACCTAATTTTTGACCTAAATCAGAATATGTACCAATACTTGTATTGCCTCCCACCGGCTGCAATACTATTGGCCACGATGTAGCGGCATCACTGACACGGAAAAGTTGAATAGCGCAAGGATAATTACCTCCATCTATACTCTTAAAATATAAGTAAAGATCGCTTGAACCAATTCTTGCATCATAATTAGCTAAAGACACAGTCGTGGTACGCCCAGGTCCTGATTGAGTTATTTTACCTGCAATGTTTATTGCATTAATATTACCAGTGCCCGCGGGATCATCGTAATACGCTGTATTGTCAAGGTCATAAAAAATAGGCGACCGTATACTTCCGGCAGCATTAGTGAATCCACCATTATAATACTGCAGATACAATGGATAGCCGCTGCCTGCTGTATCGATATGAATATTACCATTCGACGCGGCAACTGTTGCAGTACCCGAGACGTTACCGTCTGTTCCTACATAAAGAGAAGCACCCCATGATGTATTTGGTCCAAAAATTGCGCCTCCTCGTACTTTTAACGCGGTGTTTGCAGTACTGGCAGGGTCAATATAATATGTTGTATCATTATAGTCATAAAATATTGGTGACCGTGAGCTAGTCAGCGCATATATAATAGCTGAACTCGTTATATCACCAGTACTACCATTAAGACTAATTACATTACTGCCGTTGTAAGTACCACCAAGAATATAAACTCGTGAAGTAGTGGTACCACCATTGCTACCCCAACCACCGTAACCTGTTGAAGAAAGTTGATTACTAGTACCAAACCAAACCCCAGCACTAAATGCCGAGCTTTGGTTAATTCGAAGATAGGTATCAGCGGTTTCAAGAGCAGTTTTTCCGTTACCAGCCAATATGTTTATATTAGATGTACTTGCAAAATCTCCATAAAATGCCGTATTATCACTATCATAATATATAGGTGCAGAAACCCCACCAGAATATGTAGGAGTTGTAATACTTCCTGCAAGCATAGCACCGATCGTTGGTTCATTTCCATTTA